ATTAATATTATTAAAATTAAAACTGGCACACACTTTGATGACGAGACTGGATATTCCCTTGACTTTTTACCAACACAGTTTACACAGCTATCTAAAGATAACACAGCAGTTGATAGCATGTATAACATTTTGTTTGAACACACACTTCAAACAACTGCATTATACATTGACAGCAATGGTACACAAAAGCCAGTGCCGGGTCCATATTCTTTCCGTAGACTATCTGGAAAAGACACAATATCTGAATTAAGCAATGGATATCGTCGTGCTTGGTTTAAGTTAAAAAGCTGGTCACTGCGCTCACAATCAATCAATGGCCCTACTACTATTCAACTAGACAGCACAATGTGGCCCGAATACAACTGGGCTGTTAAGATTGCCAATGGCGTAGGCACAGTGCTTTACACTGATGACTTTAAGCAAGTGGTTGATAACGTAGCAGTAGGCGCTCGTGGACGTGACATTTGCTTTAAGGTATATCACAATGGCTTACAAAACATTGCAACAGTTAGTGGACTGGGTTTTGAAACATTCTATGTACCAGTCATTGACGGCGAAGTGAGATTCGCAGTCCCAGCTACCGCAGTTGATACATTAACAGTTTCAGTTGGCTTTATTAGCTTTATTGCTCGTCTAATAGAACTTAAGGATGATCCTAGATTTATAAAAATCAAAGTCAACGGTTTGCCTGTTGCTTACACTATAGATTCTACAGCATACACTGTTTCTTTGGACAGTGTAGGCGTGGCTGAAATTCAACACCAAGGCAATAACATTGATGGCGACCACTTGACTGCTATTCCTGGCATTGATTATAACCCAGAGCAGTTTGAAAATTTTGGTGAAATCAGTGTTGCTCGAGTCATCAAAGGCTTATCTAAAAATATTGCAGTAAACACTGCCAACCAGCGTGAATGGATTGACTGTCCTAAATTTAAAACTCTAGATGGCATTTACATGGTTGATAATAGTGCAATGCGCTCTTCGTGGGCTAACTTTGCATTACAACCTGGACTACAAGATGTTGTTGTAGCACGTTCAGTGAGCGCCTGGCGCTGGTACCGTAAGTTTATTACCAAGCTAGAAGAAAGCAATAGAGTATATGATATAGCGTCATCTGGTGTTGACAATGCACTTGATCGTATCTTGGGCGAACTATTACTTGGAGTAAATTACAGCTCAACTGACTCAGTATCAGGCATGGCGTTTGTTCGAGATGGTATGCAATTGAATACAGCTATTGCCAACGGTAGTGATACTTTTGCAATTGGCTCTAGTACTCTGTTTACTAGACCATATGCAGCCGATCATGTTTATGTTTATCTTGACGGCAATTTACAATTAAAAGGTGCTGACTATACAATCAGTAACCAGCAAGTTATCTTTAAAACTGCACCAGTAACTGATAGTGTTGTTGAAATTTATTTTGCAGAAGAAACAGAAATTTATTCTGGCATTCCGGCTAGCCCTGCTAAACTTGGTCTGTCTGGCTTGTACGTTCCTCAGTTAGTTACTGAAACATGGGGACCACATTCAAAGACGTTTATCCAACGCCATGATGGTTCGCGTATCACTGCATATACGGACCCAGATTCTGGCGAAGTCAGTGACAGCAATCCTTTAAATGCAATCATCTTAGAGTTAGAAAAGAGAATTTATAATGCCTGCACTAACTCTGTTGGTGTTACTAATAGACAGCGCACATTTAGAAATTATGAAAATCAGCCGGTGACAGAATCACAGTCGCGCTCGCAATTGGAATGGTATTCAATGAACGGCATAGACTATCGAAGCCGCGCTGACTTTGATGCAAATGACTCATGGACATGGAACTATGGTGGAGCAAGTTGGAGAAAGTTATACTTGGACTTCTATGGTACATATCGTTTACATGATGCTCCTTGGGAAGCCCTAGGCTACGATAGCAAGCCAGTCTGGTGGGACACACATTATTCTTGGACTGATGCAACCAAGCGTTCTGCACTTGAATTAGCATTGTATTTTGGTATTTTAAATGAGCCAGGCGCTGCCGCATTTACTGATCCAACATTTGCACACCCGCGCACAATGTTCCCAGTTGACAACGACGGAAATCTATTAAGCCCGTTTGATGCAGGAATTGCTTCACCAACAGCTGATGAAGCACAGCAGCCTTGGGAAATTGGTTCATTGGGTCCTGCTGAAATGGCTTGGCGCCGAAGCATAAGCGGTACATGGAGTAATGTACTCCATGCGCTGGATAGCTATGACTTGGCAAACGAGTTCTTTGACAGTTCAATTAATCCGTTTATTCAAACAGTCAACAACAACAGCATTGCCCCTAAAGGCACTGGCAGCATTGCCCCTGACCAGTTCTTGTACAATCGTACACTAATTGGTATTGGCGCAGTTATATTTGAAGGTTATAGAGAGTTTAATCTATTAGGCGAAACACCACTAAATGACTTGTTGGCCATTGGCACCAAGCTAGAGTTCAGTGTTGGCGGCTTTACCGACGGTGACATTACACTAAAAATGCCGTACTCTAAGTTCCAAGACAACGAGTATGTGCCTGATAACGATTTTGGATTAACACTAAGCAAAGGCATACCGAAAGAACAGTTACGTTATACATCAGTTCGTATAGAAAAGGACGATGTTGGATTCCGTGTGTATGGTTACGATCCAAAATATAGATTTTTTAAAGTGCTGACTCCAACAGCAAATGCACTATCAACTGGTTATCCTACAACACGTAGACAGTTGGTGACTGGCTATGGAACTTTTGTTGAATATCTAAGTTGGAATCCAACACCAGTCATGGTACCTTATGGTTCATATGTTGCAAACAAGCAAGACCTTATTACATTATTAATGGGGCTAGGCGAATACCAAACGCAACAAGGTCTAGTGTTAGACAGTTTGAACAATCGCGGCACTGTTACAAATTGGAGACAAGTGGCAATTGATGCAATATCTTGGAACGAAGAACAGTGGGGAGAAGAACACTTCTGCGTCGTGGGCGTTGCAACAGCAGACGGTTTAAAATTTCATCATGAAATGGGCGCACTAAGCAGATTAGATGCTGACCTTGGCCGCACAGGTAAAGTCTTGTATGCTAACGGACGTTCAGCAACAGCCAACGAGTTGTTGATCACTAGAGACTTTGAAAAAAATATTGATAAAATTGCTCCACTAACAAGCGAGCAAATTGTATTTGTTAATTTTGAAGTACAGTATTACGATCATGTATTCTTTATCAGCAACAAAACCAAATTTGGCGATTTGATTGCTGACTTACAAACAGATAACCGATTACAAGACCTAACTATTTCTGGCCGTAGAACTTACAATTGGACAGGCCGCCCATCTGCGCTGGGTGTAATACCACAGCAATACAGTACCTTGCCAGGATTTGACACACTGGTCAATGACATTGTTGCAAGTCACATGCCTGAACGAGTAGCATTTGACACATTAAAAACTGACATTGCTCGTGGCAACGTAGTACCTTCAAAGAAAAGTGTTATTGCTGACATTGTGCAGGATAGTTCAAGCTCATATCTATATCGCCAAGGTCTACAACGAGCAGTGGGAACAAACTTGGCCATTGATGCACTGTTCAGAAACAGAAACATTGATATTCCAGGGAACGAACAAGACGTAGGCGTTAATGAACAATGGATGTTTAACACTGGAGAGTTTGGCAATTTATCAAATAAGAAAATTTGGGAAATTGAACTTCGCAAAAAGGATCTAACAAACAACCGTCAAATTGTTCGTTTCAGAGATGACGCACTTGGCGTTACAGATCTAAGAAGTGACAACATTATTGATATTGTAGGCAAAGCAGACCCTCGCTGGGTATCACGCCCAAGTAACTACACATTTGGAACAATCAGCAGAGACTCTATTGACAAAAACTATAGCAAGTCTCAGAATTGGTTGCCAAGTGCAGGTGTAGCCGACTTAGTCAAAACTGATATTGAAATCATGTATCTAGCAGATCTTGCATTTGACAGTTTGATTAATGTAGAACGTTCTAAGTTATTGTTCGCTACACAGGCCTTTAGTAGATTCAATGACTACAATACTGGAGATCATGTATGGAATCAAGGAAAACTGTACAAGGCCTTGGTACGTATTATTGGTTCTAGCACAAGTGCGTTTGAAAGTGCTCAATGGTCTGAAGTAACTGTTTCAGGATCAATGTTACCATCTATTTGGGTAAGCGATTATATCTTTACATCGCCACAAGGCTACGGATGGAATGTGTTACAAGCGTTCCCTCCAGCCTACATTGAAGAAATTTGTCCTAATGCAATCAACACAGGCTTGAATGAAAGTAAAGCATCGTTTGCAAATCCACATAGATTGTCAGAAGGCGACTCGTTTATTATTGCTGGTACAAATGACGGAAACTACAACTCAATACACAAGGTAAAAGCAGTAGTTGATGATTACAACGTATTGATTGAGGCTCGCAGTACCAGTAACGCACCTATATACAATGCAGTTGGATTTAAATTAAGCTCGGTTAAATTTACAACCAACGAAGAATTTTTAAATTCTAACTTGGTATTCAGCGCAGGTATGCTGGCTTATGTTGACTATGGTGACATTGAAGGCAATTATACAATTTACACATTTACTGGCAACGGTACAGTAGATGCAGATCAGTACACAGTTGAAAATTACAACGGTACCATGATTGACAGCGGTTCAATTTATCAAGTTCAATTGTTTGATTATCAAACAGAGAATCTGATTCAGACTGTTGAAGTATTTGATCCATATAAAGGTTTAACCATTGACGATGTTGCACAGTACATTGACTATAAGCAGTTGCCAGACCCTGCAAACTATAATGTTAGCGAGTTGGGTGTGTTTGATGAATATAGTGCGAAACCCTGGGGCGACGAGCAAGTTGGTACACTATGGTGGGACTTGAGCAAGGTACGTTATATTGAGTATGAGCAATCTGGTGATTTGCAGTACCGCGCTAACCATTGGGGTGAACGCTTTGCCAACAGCGAAGTTGTTGTATACGAGTGGGTATCAAGTACCGAGTTGCCGGCAATAGACACTGAACCAGATGCATATTTGGACACCAGCGGTAATGCTGAGGGGCAAATCAGGTACAGTGAAATTACCACAACTGATGAAGACTCTGGCGCAACAACCACTGTCTATTACTACTGGAAGCGTAGACCTTCTAATGTTCCTGTTGGCGGAAATAGACCATACTCAGCAGCCGCAATTGAATCTGTATTAAACAATCCAGATGCCAACGGTATTGCATGGCTAGCACCTATTGACACCAATGCATTTATTATTGCAAACATTGCAGGCATGTTTGGTAACAGAGATAAAGTAATTTTACGCATTGAACAAAACTTGAACCCTGAACAGGTGCATGTCAATAGTGTACTGGTAACAGAAAATGTTGATACCATAGATGACTTCTTGTATCAAAGACTGTCATCTAGCATAGTAGGTCGAGACAACTACAGAGAAGCGTACAACTTGCTAGAGTACACTGTTGGTACAAAGTATTTCAAAGGCGACTACGTATACATTAAAAATAACGGAGTCAACGTTGCTACCAATGAGTATGGCAATGATGATTATCCAATCCTGCAATACCTTGACGATACTCGTTACGATATTCATACTGTCAGACGTGCAACACTTGCTGACCATAAAATTTATGTAACAATTGCAGACTTTACTGCAAGCGGTCTTGCTAAGGATATTAAGAAAAGAAATATCACCAAGAGTGCTGCCAGTGCCTTGATTAAAGATCCGTATGAAAACACAAACGGATATTATGCAGTGGTAAACACTCGACGCAAGGTACCTGATCCTGGCTTGCATCCGCTACGCCGTTACGGTAATGCGTATGCACCACGTCCACAATCATGGTTTAAAGATGTTATTGCGGCCCGCAGAACTCTTATTGTAGCAGCCAATGATTATTTGTTAAACATTGATACAGTAAGCAAGCCAGACTGGGACAGATACTTGTTGAAATATCAGCCATTAAATGGCTACTATGAAAAGGATTTGACACAGTATTGGTATTATGCAGACTATGTTGTTCCTGGTTATACTGTTGGCAATGAACAGGTGCAAATCAGTTCAGAGGACATTGGCACACTTGACAGTACAATAACAAACTTTAGTGTGGTAGATATCTACGGTAATATCATCGAAGCTTACACCAAGTCTGGAAATGATTTGACTCTAATGTATCGTAAAAATGGTACAATACAATTCTCAAATGCAATTTGGGACGGCAGTTTAAATGATGCTTGGGACAAGTTGCCTTGGGACAAAACATACTGGGACGAAGACATTAGCGAAGTAGTAGAAAGCATACTAAGAGCCTTACGTAAGAGTATCTTTGTTGGCACGGACATCAACTACTTTAACAAATTATTCTTTGCTTTGGTCAAGGAAAGTTTATCTCAGGTACCAAACGCAGACTGGGTAGTAAAGACCACATATCTTGATGTGTTCCAAACCAGCGAACGTGAGTTAGAACGAGTAGGCACATACTACAACAAGAAGGATAAGTTAATTATCAAGTATATTGATGAAGTTAAACCTTTCCACAGTAAAATTGTTGAAGCTAACAAGTTAAACAATGCCCAACAAGATATCACAGTTGCCGTTGGTGAAGCAATTACTTTAACTTGGACCACTCGTAGCTCGTTAACTACAGAAGATGGTCGACCAATTACTACCGAGGACGGTAGAAAATTAGCACCAGTCTTTGAAGTAATTGTACAAGACCTAATTGAACAAACCGAACAAGAACAATAAAGCGGGTTATTTTAACTACACTAAATATCATTATGAACACAACATCTTTACCAGTAAAAATTACAACTCACATTGTAATCACAGATGCTGACACTGGAGAAATCCTGCGTGAAGGCCAAAACGCTATTCATCAGGAAAACATGAGCCAAGTCCTAGCCACTGCGCTAGCCCGCGGTGCAAACAGTTTCATCAGCGAAATGCATTTTGGTAAGGGTGCAAGTGTAACAGCAATTGACGGATCCGTTTCCTATAGAACCCCAAATGTTTTTGGATCAAACGCAGACTTGTATAATCCCACTTACTTTACAGTGGTTGATGCACAGGACTTGAATAATCCAGATTCTGACAATAATAATTTGACAGTAACGCATACAACAGGGACAACCTATAGCAATACTGTGGTAACAGCAACATTAGATTATAGTGATCCTGTTGCAAGCGACAGTGTTTTTAACATTGTTAACAGTACCGAGGGCAGTTTAAATGCAACTACAAGTGTAGATGGCGAGATGGTTTTTGATGAAATTGCATTGAAAACAAAAGGAACCGCAGGTTTAAACACAGGGAGTCTGCTGACGCATTTTATTTTTCACCCAGTTGAAAAGGCTCAAAACCAGCGTATACAGATTGTATACACGCTAAAAGTTCAAGCTGGTTAAACCAAATTTAAACTAAATATACAAAGGCAATAAGCCAAAAGGACGAGAAGAAATGGCATACGAAGTAAACAAAGCAAACGGTGATGTGTTAGTTAACCTAATTGACGGGGAAATTGACAACACATCAACCAGTTTAAACCTATTGGGCAAGAATTATCTTGGCTACGGCGAGCTGATCGCTGAAAACTTTGTTCACCTGCTAGAAAACTTTGCAAGTAGCATTGAACCAATCAGCCCAGTAACTGGACAACAGTGGTTTGACACAGGCGAACGCAGATTAAAGTTAAACACAGATAATTCAAATTGGAAGACTATTGCGTTTTTGGCAGCCCAAAATTCAGTCCCGCCAATTGGAACTTCAATCCGTGGCGACTTCTGGTACGATACTGCCAATAACTCTATTAAAATTTACACAGCTGATCCAGCTTTACCAGGCACCAACGGCAACGGTTGGATGAACATTGGTGCATTCCAAGGCAATCGCGAAACTGCAACAGGCATGGCATTTTTGGACTTGTTGGGCACTGACAGTGTATTGCATAAGGTAGTTGCAATGTACGCCATGGGCGTATGTGTTATGATCATTAGCTCAGACGCAGACTTTACTATTGCGGCTTCACATGCTGTTCCTGGCTTTGGCGAAATTGGCAAGGGCATCAACATGAATACCACTGGCAATGATACCAATGCACTAAATCCAAATGCATTTAAGTTACGTGGTATCTCCATGGAAGCTGAGTTTGCTGACGTTGCAGAGATTTATGTAGGCGATGCTAGTTATGAACCAGGCACGTTGGTAAGTCTAGGTGGTGACGCTGAAGTAACGCAAACAACAGAATTCGGCGATACAAACATTTTTGGTATTGTATCAACTCGTCCAGCTTACCTGATGAATGCACGACAAAAGCGTGAAAAGAATGCACTGCCAATTGCAGTAGCAGGTCGTATTCCAGTCAAGGTAAAAGGCACAATCAAACGTGGAGATCGTTTAGTATCAAGTGATATTCCGGGTGTAGCACAGGCTGCACCAGCTGATGTAGCAAGTTGGGCCATTGTTGGCCGTAGTTTAGGAAACTTCAGCGGAGAAGGCATCGGTAAAGTCGAAGCAACAATCGGGGCTCGTTAATTAAATGACGACCAAACGCTACATTGTTGCGCTCGACAAAGGCGTTGACTATAACACATTTTGGACTCAAGTCGAGTCTGCCACAGCTGGCATTGCTAACATTCCAGATCGTCCAGTTACGATTGCTAATCCTCGCTGGGCATTTGAGCGCATTTGTGAATATGAGTTAACTGATGCTGAAGCAGAGCAGTTACGCAATGACCCTAGAATTGCCGCAGTTGAACAACCAGTAAGCGAACTGCCTTATGTTAAGATTGTTTATAATACAACTCTTGACAAGAACTTTGATAAAACAACTTCTAGTACTGTAGACAATGTAAATTGGGGCCTGATACGTCATAGTAATACATCAAATGTCTATGGTACAGGAACAACTACCTCTTCAAAATATACATATGACCTAGACGGTACAGGCGTTGATGTTGTTATTAACGATTCTGGCATACAAGCCGATCATCCCGAATTCACTGGAAGACTTAATCAAACTGGTGTAAATTGGAATGCACTAGTTCCAAATTATTCTGATAACAGCTATTCTGATACGAACGGTCACGGCACACATGTGGCTAGTACTGTTGCTGGTAAAATATATGGTTGGGCCAAAGGTGCAAATATACTTTCTTTAAAATATGCAGATACCAATGCATCTGGTGATGTACTAGATTGTTTTGAAGCATTAATTTTATGGCATACAAGTAAAACAAACAATAGACCAACTGTAATGAATATGAGTTGGGGATTTGGATTGTCATATGAATGGTTTGTAGCAAATAATTTTATACCCTCCGGCGGCAGATATCAAGGAGTTAATTGGTCTTCAACATTAGCCGCAGATCGGCTAGCCCGAGGCATCATTGCATTACCTAATCTAGGTCCTTTTATTACCATCCCATATGATTCTGCGGCGTACAATGCCGCATTAGCTGAAGTAATTGATAATGGTATTATTGCAGTTCGTGCCGCAGGAAATAACGGACATAAAATTGATATATCAGGCGGAATTGACTACGACAATTACTTTGTAACTACACCTGCGTTAGATCAATTCTATTATCACCGAGGTGCAAGTCCAACAGATCCTCGAGCTATTGTTGTTGGCAATTTAAATTCAGTCACACATAGTAATGGGAAAGATCAAAGATCGGACACTTACGGCTCGTCTGCTGGTCCTAGAGTTGACATTTGGGCCGCAGGTACAGATATATTAGCCGCTTGTAGCAATACAAATATAATGAGTGCCCAGCCTTACCAACATGGGAATACTTCTTTTAAACAAGTAAATATTTCCGGTACATCAATGGCCGCACCTCAGGTTACTGGTATGATTGCATTACATTTGCAACAACAACCTTTAACAAATAATAAGTCGTCTGCTAACTCTGAAACAGTAAAACAGTGGTTGATTTCAAACTGCCTGACTAATCAAATTCAAGATAGTGGTACTGTTACATCATACACGGATTTTAAATCTTTGTTAGGTGGTCCAAATCGTATTGCCTACATCAATCCAGTAACAACTACACCACCGCCTGCAACATACACACTAACTGTAAACAAAGCTGGTAACGGTAACGGCACAGTAACAAGCTCACCAGCAGGTATCAATGGATCAGGTACAGCAACATTTGCCGCAGGCACGGTTGTTACATTATCTGCAACAGTCCCATCAGGCAGTACATTTGCTGGTTGGTCAGGTGCCGCAACAGGCACAGGCACAGCGACCGTTACCATGAACAGTAACAAAACAGTTACAGCAACATTCAATGCAGTTGTAGGACCACCTACATATCCACCAGCAGGTACTTTCCTAAGATTTGAATGCCAGGGCTACGACAAATACAGCGTTTATGCCAACGGTACGGGCGGCGAGTACAGCACATTAACCGAAGCCAACAGCGCATATTGTAATTACGTTCCACCACCTACTTACCCACCACGCGGTACAGTTATCAGCGAAGGTTGTGTCCCAAATACATATACCTACCGTATTGTCAAGGCTGATGGCTCAGGTGGCACATATAACGTTGACACCCGTAATAGTACACAATGTGGATATGTTCCACCGCCAGCAGCCGGCACGCTATTAAGAACTGCTTGTATTGGATTTAACCAATGGGGATATTATGCCGACGGCAATGGTGGCGAGTATAATCAAATCATCAAAGAAAATAGTGCCGAGTGTGGATATGTACCACCCCCTCCAACAGTTAAAACTGTTCCACGTAAAAAAATCACCGCCGAAGACCTAAACAAATTGGTATCTGATGTCAATGAATTGTTTGGCGATACCCATGCCGGTCAAGGACCATCTGATGATCCTCAAACGCAAGATGACATTCGCTGGGGCTGGGGCGGCGATAACGTTGAGTCGGTACAACCAAAGCAAAAGCTAACAGCCGCTTTTACAAATGAGTTGGTTAACCGCATTAACCTAAGCACATATCGTACAAACAGTAACGATCAAGTACTTGTTATTGTAGAACAAGGTGACAAAGTAACAGCAGACTTTTTCAATGCCGCAGCAACTCTTTTGGACTCTGCAAGAAATTCTCGCAATGAAGTTGATCCAGCACTGACATCATTATCTACAATTCGAACAGTTACAAGCACAGTAACCAATTGGAGACACCAATTAGAAAACGTAGTTGAATTTGACTTTGAAGGTTACGAAAGTGCTCGACACTTTTTCAATGCCGGAGGCGATATCCGTTTGGCATTTTCAATCACTGACGGTTTTGGTGCTGGCTACCACACTTGGCGCGGAATTTTTACGGACCAGGGCACACTCAGATTAAACGTTGAATCAATGCAAAGTTTGAACAACCGCGGTATCAGTCAAGATATTGGATTCTCAGAATTGGCTCTCGGTGAGCGACTGTTGTATACCAGCCCTGCAGGTGGTGGCTGTGGATATGGTGGTTATGGCGGATATGGTGGTTATGGCGGATACGGGGGTTACGGTGGTTACGGAGGCTATGGCGGATATGGAGGCTGCGGTGGTTACGGAGGCTATGGAGGCTATGGAGGATATGGAGGATATGGAGGCTATGGAGGCTATGGAGGATATGGCGGTTACGCTTCAAGTCGAGTAAAAGTTTATGGCAACATTGAAAACAATCGCTTACGCTTACGTACATTGCTGGACCATGTTGGTTTAGGCACCAAAGTAACAGGCACAATTGCAATGACAGTATCTGTTTCTCAGCCATCTACAGTAACAGAAAACGGGGTAACGTTGGCCTTACCAACTCCTATTATTTCGATTAGTACTCCCTGGCAAGAAGTATAATTGGTTAAACCAGGTCATGTACGTTGGTAAATAACAACGTACATAATAATTCTGGAACCAAATGGATAACCGCCTAAATGATGCATTGGCATTCGCCAATTATAGACTAACGCTACAAGTTCAGCGCCAAAATATCGAAGCACGAGTAAATGCCGCTTTGATTGTGTCCTATCAAAACGCAATTTTCAAATCCACTCAAACACTAATCACATTTGTGGGGCTCAGAGCTATTCGGGCAGAAAAGTTGCTGGTTGAAGACAACAGCGGTAATGTCATCCAAATTGAAAATCCAAATGAGTTTTTAACAGCATTGCTAACTGCTTATGATTCTGCCATGGAACTAAAGCAACAAGAATTGCAAAAATTAAAGTCAGCACGTAGTACTGCTAAAATTGTAGGGCTGTAACATGAGCACCAAGGGCTTTATGATGTTCGCCTACAACAACGAACAGTTAGATTATACCCAATTAGCCCTGGTTGCAGCCTATGCATGTAAAAAATACATGCCTGATATCCCAGTAGTGCTTGTAACTAACCAACAAAGTTTGGAACAATGCAAGAACACACACGGCCAGGCCATAATGAACGCCGCTTGGGACGATATTATTCTAACCAATCCCGAATACGAGAGAAACATGCGCTTACATCACGATGGCGCATATCACAGCTTTAACGCACAGTTTACAAACACCAACAAGCACGACATTTACAACCTAAGCCCATTTGATGAAACCATTCTAATTGACACAGATTATCTATGTGGCAACAATAATTTAGAAAAGTTGTTTGGCGGACAGTATGATGTGGCCATGTATCGTGATGCTCGCAACTTGCAGATGCAAGAACCATATACTACAGAACGTTGGTTGCACTATGCTGGCATTCGCATGTGGTGGTCAACTGTGGTTTACTGGCGTAAAAGTGAAGAAGCTGAAAACTTTTTTAATATTTGGACCGCAGTTAAAAAGAATTGGGAATACTATCGTTTCTTGTATAAGTTTCCGGGATCGTTATATCGCACTGACTATTCTGCCAGCATTGCCGCACACATGTGCAATGGCTGGCAAGATGGCGGCTTCATTGGAGAAATTCCCAACTACATGCGCTACCAAGATCAGCGAGATGACATTGTAGAAGTCAAAGGACCCAATAAGTGGGTAATGTTAAGCAACTTGCCCGAAGAGTGGAAAAACATAGTAGTTGAAATCTCAGGTGAAGATGTTCATATGATGAACAAGAAAAGTATACTTCGTAATTACGAAAAGATTATGGAGGAACTTGCATGACCATACACATTATAGCCCCGCCCGACTTTGATGAGCATGTTAAAATTACATCTATGGATGCAAAGTTTGTTAACGCATCAGTTGAAATCAATGTGGTCAATGTTGAACAAGATCCCTACAGCCAGATCAAGCAACTTGCTGGTCTTGACTTAAAACCTGGCGACATTATTTGTATGGCTGGAACATGCACACGGCAATCAACCGTGTCAATTGCAGAACTTGCCGCCACCAAAAAAATAAATCTCATGCCTGGAACAGGCGTAGACCACAGAGGCGTTCCGATTGAGCCATATAAAATAAATGCTCGTGCCGCCATTGAGAAAAATGACATCGCTGCCTGGCCCTACTTAATGGTCATCGGAGACCCTGAGCTGGCTAAAAAGAGTTTTGAGATTTTACCTGAATTGGACAGCGCACTATACTGGCCCAACTATGTGCCTGATCCCGGTCAGGTTCGCATTGAACACTTGTTGGCCGTTGTAGCGGCAACAGGTTTGTGGGAAACGCCAGACTGGTTTAAGATTGTTGACTTGTCAGTTAGAGATTTAGAACTCGCTCCGGTTATGTATGCAAGTCATATGTGGCACGACTGGATTGCATTTTACCCAGCCAACGGAAACTTTAAACTTGAAAATCATAGTCAACTACATCCGGTGTGGCTAGCTGGCAGTACCAAGCCCCTGGAATATTGGTAAACATGAGCGAGTTAAAATTTGAGCTACGTCGTCGAGAAAAAAAGCGAGCAGAATTTTGGTGCGTGTATTATGACGAGTATTCGGGCAAGATTAAATCAATTGAACCAGGTAACCAACAAGTTGCAGGTGCGCTTGTAGTTAACTATGCCCGCGTTAAGAAAATTCTCGCAGGCGAAATTAATCAAAATGACTATAGGGTATCACTTAATGAAAACTTAGGTGTACTTGACTTAGTTGACATCAAAAGACCCCTTGAGTATAAAAAGAAACAAGTGTACAGGGGCTGGCTGTCATCAGCAGAAAGCGACAGTTATGCACCAGCACCGCTACGTGCAACACTTTTTGTGGACACTGGGCATATTCGATTTGAAGCAAGTCGAGTGTGGACTACAAAGATCAAGCAAGGCCTAGAAAGAAATACTATCAATGATAGTATCCCATTCTTTATCAGTGACGTAGAAGACCCGCACAACTTATTTGGCCACGATGAAATTAGCCTGGCTGAAGTAATTGAACGTGGCTTTTGGGAAAAGCGATTATGGGCATTTATGGATCATGGCATTATACAGAAAATACTGTATCATGGACAAGAGATACGCATCAATATGCCCCCAGTTGCCGACGGACTTAATTTTGTGAGAACTCAACAGCACTCGCCTTTTTCTGAAATCATCGATGAACGCACAATCCTTAGTAGAACAGGACCCGGAAAACACCTTAGTGTGTATTCGAAAAATGGCTCGTTATGGGCGCAAAGCCATTACTCTAAAGGATGTGCTATTGATCAGATAACCGGAAACTTATCAGTGGCAGTTCTATCGCAACCCGATCCAGATTTTTTTGTAGCATGGGCCGAATTGCCTGCACTAATGCTTAGACAAGAACATCCATTTGAATTGATTTCAAATTGGCCAGACCATGTGGTCCCAAGTTTGTTATATAAAGCTAACAACTTAGATATAGGAGTGCTCCAGTGAAAACCCCAATTACAGAATTTGACGTAGTCTTTATCAGCTACGATGAACCAAACGCAGATGAGAATTATGCCGACTTATTAGAAAAGTGCCCATGGGCCAAACGCAGTCATGGCGTATACGGCAGCGATGCTTGCCACAAGGCCGCAGCCAAGCTAGCCGAAACAGAACGTTTTATCACAATTGACGCTGACAACAAGGTTCGATCTGACTTCTTTGAAATGGAATTAGATTTAACAAGATTTGATCGCAGTGATGTATTAAGCTGGAGTGGCAAGAATGTTATTAACGGACTTGTGTACGGCAATGGTGGCGTTAAACTTTGGCCAAAGAAAGTTGTTGAGCAAATGCGTACACACGAAGCAGTTGATGGCGGCGCAGGCGCTGTAGACTTCTGTTGGGATATTCACTATCATCAATTAAACAACATCTACAGCGATGTATTCAATAACGCAACTCCGTATCAAGCATATCGTGCAGGCTTCCGTGAAGGCGTTAAGCTGGCTCTTATTGATGGTCGTCCCATGGACTGGAGACAAATTGCCGCTCGTAACAATTTTAAAAATCACCGTCGCTTGTTAGTATGGATGAGTGTTGGCCAAGATGTACAAAACGGATTGTGGGCCATGTATGGCGCACGACTAGGCTGCTACTTGACTAACCTGCGCAAAGACTGGGATTACAAATTGGTAGCAGACTTTGAATGGCACAATCAATATTGGGCAGAAACTGTTATGCCAATGTTTGCTGGCGACGAGGAAACTTGCCCAACTTCAAAGTACTCATGGAGTAAAACCAAGCTCATGGCAGAAACTGTAAAATTAGGTAGAATTTTGCGCCAAGACATACAGCTAGACATTGCCGAGCTTGACGAAGTTGGTAGCAAATTCTTCAAAGCCAGTTTCTTTAATCCACATCGTTTAGCACCGCATATTAAAGAAAGTGATGTTGAACAGTTTATTGCTGAGTAATGCTAGACATATTTTTCATCTCAATGGGCGAAGAAGGCAGCGAAGCCAATTGGCAACGCTTGCTTCAACTTGCGCCCACAGCCAAGCGTGTTGATAACGTTAAAGGAATTTACGAAGTACATCGTGCATGTGCTCAATTAAGCACAACAAAAAACTTTTATGTAGTAGACGCAGACGCCTGGGTGCTTGATGGTTTTAAATTTCACTGGGAACCCGATGCCAAAACATTACACTGGGGAATCCCAGAACCAGAGTGTGTGTTGGTCTGGCCAAGCCGTAATGCAGTAAATGGTCTTGAGTACGGCTACGGCGGTATTAAGATGTTTCCGCAGGCACCGTTTTTAGAAGATAAAGAATGGCGCATTGACTTATCTACCACAATTGGCCGAGCAACAGTTAGCAAAGAACAAGTGGGTTGTGAAACACGATTTAATGCCACACCCGAATCGGCTTGGATTGGAGCATTTCGTGAATGTGCTAAACTTGCATCATTGAGCATGATCAAGAGTCGTGTTCGTAAAGCCACTAACGCTAGAAACGAAGAATTACAACGGCTAACAGAATCTGTTGCCGCAGAAACAAATTGGCCCTTAGAGAAACGTGCAACACATCGCAAGGTGCAAACTGTACTAATCACTGACCGTTACAGCCACGAATCAAACATTTATTCTTACTGGGCAGAAATTGAAGAATGTAGTCGTAGAAGATTACATTGGGCCACTGTGGGTTGGGAAGCTCACAATGGAAAGTACAGCGTGTTAGGCGCTCAAGCTGGTTCTAAGTTTGGTTTACAATACAGTGACGATTTAGAAATGCTTAATAAAATCAACGACTGGGATTGGTTGCGAGGAGAATTTAAAAATGTCAATGTTTAATGTCAAGCCAAAGGCACAACAAAATACAAGAACTACGTTTGCAGATATCCCTGTGGTTTTTTTAAGTTTTGACGAGCCAAACGCAGACGCCCATTGGAATCTGTTACAAGCTGTAGTTCCGCATAAACGAGTTGCTCGTGTGCATGGCGTAAAAGGTTTTGATGCCGCTCACAAAGCAGCCGCTGATAGTTTTCCAATGAGTGATTATGTTATCACAGTTGATGCAGACAATCAAGTCGATCCCGAGTTTTTTACTAAGCGTTTGCCACCAAACATGGATGGACGAGTTAGCTTTACTTGGGGCGGCCGCCAAGTTACAAATGGTCTTATGTACGGCAACGGCGGATTAAAGATGTGGAGCACTGAACATCTTGCCAACATGAAAAGCCATGAGCTTGCAGATGAAGAACGTGATGCTGTGGACTTTTGCTGGGACTTTCAACGCTATAAAGAATTGCCAGGATGCTGGAGCAATGTACACACAAACGGAAGTGCTTATCAAGCATTTCGTGTGGGCTTTAGAGAAGGCGTTAAGTTGTCAATGGAACAAGGCCAACCACTAGCATTCAATGAATGGTCAACTAAAATGCATGCCGCAAACTATCAGCGCCTGCTGACATGGATGACAGTTGGTAAGGACATTGAACATGGAATCTGGAGTGTGTACGGAGCAAGACTTGCTGTCAAGATGTTGCAGTATGATAATTTTAATTTTGTAAACATTCGAGATTATGATTGGTTTCAAGATTTCTTTAACATGCACAAGGATGCTGATCCAGTTAAAGGCAGCAAGAGTCTAGGCAAGCAAATCAGCAATGGCCTAGGTTGGATTCTTCCAGACTTTGACGCAGAACAAAGTGCATTTGTAAAGCAAATACAACTGCACCCCGACAAGCCTTTAACATATGAAGATGTTGAATGGCGCACAAATTTAAGTTTATATGGATGGTTCCGTGGATAAAAATACAGAATTAAGATCAGCGTTATTGTACTTTGTTGACGAGGCAATTGGATACCGTCACAGTATTCATTTTCTTCATCGTTGGATTGAAACAGGCGAACAGTCAGAGCTTGAAGGATTGATTCTTGAGGTGGGTCGAGAAAACTTTGTTGACCTCCAGCCGCTGATCAATACTGTAAAGGATCCATCTGATTTAAGTGGAATAACAGCTCTTAGGAATTTTATAAACATCAATGGAATCTGCAATTATGACAATCCAGAAATCAGAATTACGCCACCACCTGATTTAAACAACAGTGTTCCTGAATATGTTGAAGGCAATGCCTGGGCGATGCATTCATGGGTAGAAAAAAATACTCATAGAAACATAACACCATTCTATTCGATTGCAAAGGCATACGGAATTTTTCAAGAGGCTCGAGAAGATTTTGTCAAGATTGTTGACCTTTTAGAACTCATGTTTGGTAAAGGCACTACATTATTTTCAGCAGTAAAGGACAATGATATTGTACTGTTAGGGAATTTATTATCTAACTACTACCCAACACACAGCGTTCACATTAATAAACTGGCACAGTCGGTTGCTGAGAACCCAGATCTAAATTGGAAAGATGCACTAAGCAGAAATCAAATCCGAAGCAAGCTATGGCTTCTTGATCGATTAGACGCACTTAAGATACTACCGAAGCCTCGCAAGTATGCTACAGACGACTCTTCTAATGTATTGCTGGTTGGTGGTTGGGTTGGTATGCTAAGTTTCTTGGCTGACATGAAAGGCAAATTCCTTGACATAGTGACCAACATTGACATTGATGAGTCAGTTCATGCCGCATCTAGTGATTTAAATTCTGTAACAAAGTCAACATTTAGAACCAGCAACAGAGATGTAAGAAAGCTCAGCATTGAGAAGTACAACAAGCCAATTGTAATAGATACCATTGTTGAGCATTTTACAGACCACGGCGAGTGGGTAAAAACACTGCCAAAAAAAGCCATGATTGTACTACAAGGCAATGACATGTTTGATGTTCCTGAGCACGTGAACTGTCATAGAACATTAGAAGAGTTTGTTGCGTCATGCGGGTTAAATAACATTATCTGGAGCGGGGAACTAAATCTCTACAAATGTACCAGATACATGGCTATTGGTACCACATGATATTATTTGACAAACGATTTAAAAGATACGATAATTTTCGAGTTGATTTAGATAGGTTGCGGGCAGAGACGTACACACTCATGTACGATTATCCAAACGGAGTCTATCATACTCAACGGTCGTTGCAAACAGATGGATCCAATGATTGGACTGCAGGAATAGGATCAAAACCTGACATCGACGAGTCTATTTGGGACCAGCTACACCCTGATCTAGTAGGCACCTGGTGGGAGGAATTTTTTGCCTCGCTGCCGTTTAAAGTGTATCGCGCCAGATTACTGACTCTTCAACCTAGAACATGCTACAGTATACACTCGGATAGAACGCCTAGAATACATATAGCAATTGATACCCATCCGCAAGCAAGATTTATTTTTACTAATCCGCCAGCTGTGTATGTTATACCACCAGATGGTCATGCGTGGTGGGTTGATACTACAAAAGAACATTCGGCTATGAATGGTAGTTTAAAGCCTAGAATTCATTTTGTTGCATGCCTGGACAACACTGACCCAGATTAAGTCATACATACAGGTATGACATTAGAAGTTATTCATACCTGCGCAGAACACTTTAGTAGTATAGAACCTTTATACAAAGTTTTTCTGGAAAAAATAGCAAGTGATCCATTGCCAGCTTTGGTTAATATGGGCTATGAATTTCCAGCAGGGCTAGGATATCTTGTTACCAACAACTCACGTTGGACTGAAAAAACAGGCCGCATTGACTTGCTATTAGACGATGGAAAAATAGTAGGAGTTAGTGCAGTAGAAACAAGCTCACTTTCAACAGTGTTTGGCAGCGGTGGAAATCGTTGTTGGCTACTGCCAAAGTATCGAGTTCATAACGAGATTACAAAGTACCTGTTGACGTCAAATCTACAGTGGTGCACAGATCGTGGTCATGTAGGAATGATATTAACTTTCAATGACTACAACAAGTGGATCTACAACACAATTAAAAAACGAGTAAAAGGACAAGCTGGTGCATTAGGTCCAGTCTGGAGTAACTGGTGGAACGATTGTGTTCCTTTTGAACGTCAGCTGAATGTTTTTAATACACCGCAGTGGGCAGTGGTAAAGCCAATAGCCGGCATTGAAGCTGTGCTTGATGGCATGAATAATATTGATAGAGAATTTGGAACAGCATGATTATAAACACCGAACGTTCGCATTTGAGATATTGGTACGGGGACGACCGTAATCAAATTTGGCGCCGAGATAATTTGGAAACAACTTCCATGAGTGTTGGCGGGTGTGTTCGTAAGCCCATGAGCTTCAAGGCTGAACTAATTAGAACAGCTCGTATACTAAGCAAAAACTATCCCGACTTGACTGTTTTTATGAGTGGTGGCCTGGACAGTGAAATGGCCTTGCAAAGTTTCTTGGCCGCTGGACTCAGTCCGCGCATTGTTACTGTTAGATTTCCTGATGGTAAGAACATGCATGACATTGGCCCAGCAATGCGAATGTTTGAACACATGGGATTGAATTACACTGTTATTGATATTGATCCTGAAGAATTCGTAATGAGTGGTGAAGCATTTGAAATAGGTGCTCGCTTTCAAGGGTATAGTTTTTATCAACAGCTTCTTATGAAAGTGGCACTTGATTATAATGCCCCAATGATCACAATTGATGAAATTGAACTAGAAAAGTTGCCTGCTATAGATTGGGCCACTGGAGAGCATTACGACCGCTGGGCATTCTTAAAGAAAGAAGACCAAGACGGAGTATGGCGTAGGTTTGCTGATGCAACTGGTATTCCTGCCCTTAATAACTTTTATAGCTACAGCCCCGAATCTATTTTAGCATTCTTGGAAATTCCAACTGTAGATGATCTAGTGAACGATCGCATCTACGGCAAGTTGGGATGGACCAGTAGCAAGATGAAAATTTATTCGCATCTTGGATATAACTTTAGAAAACGTCCAAAATGGCACGGGGTTGAAAATTATATGCACTTATGGGACTATGTTAGATACAATGTCTATGATAAGTCAAACTTAAACTTTAGTGAGCGTAACTATGTTATGCCCATTGACCAACTGAAGCAAAATTTAATTAACGGAGTAGAGACAGTATGCAATATAGCCTAATACCAATGACACTTAATCATTTGCCAGGCCTGGTGGAGTTTGCAGAGCATATCTATGCAAACACAGATCCAGAAAAGTATCCAGATTTTAAAATATCAAATGACATTGATGATGAGGAAAAGCGCAAAAAGTTCTTTTCAGCATTTATGCTGCCTAGCACCTTCAATAACTATAATATTAGACAGTGCTATGCACTTGTTGATAGTAAAGGGATATATCAGGCCGCTGTTGGAGTAAAACGTTGGGCACACATGCCAAGTTGGAGTTTAAGCTGGTTGCTAAGTCCCAGCATTGGGGTAAAGTTTATCCCAATGTTTAGAACAATCATTAATGAACTTTGCCGAGTACACGAAGACGCAGGCATGAACGAGTTTTATGTAAGTTACCCAACACATCGTGAGGCCGCATACAGCAAGATCATGCTACCCTTGAGAGAAAACTACTACAGCTTTGTTGAATGCACAATTCCAGCCAACACACGAAGCCATTATAGTTTTATACATGAACTAATGGGGCATGCATTACATCCGCACGACATGAATCTGCGAAGATATATACTACGTAGAGAAAATACACTACCGCCGAGCCAAGGAGGTACGGCAACACCCTTGAATAAAGCTACTTCATGAAAAATTGGTTAAACAAACAAGCAGATTTGTATCGAAAGACGCATCAAATCCCCTATATACTTGCAATATGGTTCCCTTATCATATTGCCGCAATTGCTGTAATTGCATACACCATTATGACGGGGTGGTCGTGGAGCTACCTGCTTTTGGCAATTTGTGGTTGGGTATTGCTTGATGGGGTGGGCAATAACTTAACACTACATCGCTGGTTGAGCCATAAATCATGGACGCCGCATAAGTGGGTAGAGCCTTTCTTGTTATGGTCTGCAACAATGGTTGGTGAAGGTAGCCCTCTATGGTGGGCCGCATTGCATCGTGGACACCATCACAAAGTAAGTGACCAACCAGGCAAAGACATTCATACACCAGTAGGCAACGGCTGGTGGTTCAGCTACATGGGATGGCAGTTTGGTATTGAACAAAATTCAGTTAGTTTCCGCTATGCAGTTGACCTGCTTCGTGATCGACGTGTTACATTTGTACACGAAAATTATAACAAGATCATTTATGGTACACTACTAATCAGCGCATTTGTATTTGGAAGGCAAGCAACCATTTGGTTCTTTGTTGTTGGCGCACTCATGAGCTTGCACGCCGATGGACTGGTTAATACATTTGGTCATGTTCCTGCCGCAGGCTATCAAAATTTTGAGAACAAAGATCAAAGTACCAACGTATGGCCAATTGGTTATTTCCATTGGGGTTCAGGCTGGCACAACAACCACCATAAACAAGCCAGTAGCTTTGACTTTGGTACAAGTGTAAGTGGCCGCTGGCATGAGTTTGATCCATGTTTATTACTTGTAGTTCCTTTTGCTCCGCTTTCGGAGACTAAACGCTTGTGGCAGTTGCGTAAAGATGCTATA